CAATGGACAATTTTACAACTTGAAAGACATACTTCAACAGGCGGAGTATTTTCAGCGGATTGGATAGCAGAAGATCACGAAGTTATAGAAGATACGATCCATAGAGGTATGTATCAAGCACTTACTAGTTTTACGCCTGAACCCGATTCTGAGGGCTTTACCCCCTTTGCAGATCTAACAGAAGCAGACATAGTTACTTGGGTGAAGACAACTTTAAGTTCTGAGGAAATGACTTCTGTTGAACAAACAATTGCTACTCAAATTTCTGAGTCTAAAGCACCGACCACGGCTAAAGGACTGCCTTGGTAAAGTACAAAGGATTATAAATATGCCAGCAAAAAGAAAAGCAAAGAAAAAAGACTCTAGATTAAAGCGAGCAGGCGTTGCGGGGTTTAATAAGCCTAAACGTACTCCTGGCCACGCTAAAAAGTCCCATATCGTAGTAGCTAAAGTTGGTAGCAAGATAAAAACAATTCGTTTCGGCCAGCAGGGAGCTAAAACGGCAGGGAAGCCGAAGGCCGGTGAATCTACAGCAATGAAGAAAAAGAGGGCGTCTTTTAAAGCACGGCACGCCAAGAATATCGCTAAAGGCAAAATGTCTGCGGCATATTGGGCAGACAAGGTAAAATGGTAGACGAAAAAACAGGGTTTCATCCCGCAGATACAAATGGAGACGGAAAAGTATCCGACTCCGAAAAAGAAATGTATTTAGAGTTTAAACGTAAAGAATTAGAGGATAAAGACGCTCAACGAGATGCTATTCGTAAGATGGCATGGTTTTCTTTAGTTGGTCTTTTGTTATATCCTTTTGGTATTTTTCTAACTTCTCTCTTTGGGTTAGACTCAGCGGCAAATTTAATTGCAGATATTGCACCCACTTATTTTGCCTCAATCGCAGTATTAGTGTCGGCCTTTTTCGCCGCAGATGCAGTAGGAGGAAAGAAATAGATGGAAATGGTACTTGATTTAGCAGTAACTTTTTGGCAGTGGACAGTATTCGCAGTACTAGTAGTAATTGGTTTTATCTTTACTAAGTTTGATGGCCAAGGAGACTATCGTGTAGGTTTTGAGTATGATGAAATGCCTCACATGAAACCGCTTCCAATTCAGACTAAAGATAAAGGATTTTTTAAAGGTATTCTTATGTGGTTAATGGGAGTACGACAGTGGGAAATCTGTGATGACTTTCATTTTAAACTCGGTGGAGAAGAATATGTAGTTCCTAAAGGTTTTGAGTTTGATGGCGCCTCCGTACCAAAGTTTCTAGCCATGTGGTTATCTCCTACAGGAGTACTGCTGATGGGGGGTCTTGTTCACGATTATGTTTATAAGTTTGCTTGTCTAAAAAAGAAAGATGGAACAAACACAACTCGAATGGACCAAAGTCAAGCAGATAAACTTTTTAGAGACATCTGTATTGAAGTAAATGGCTTTAAGTTTTTAAACTACCTTGCTTACTGGGCATTAGCAGCGGCAGGCTTTGTGGCTTGGAATGGTCATAAGAAGAGAGGAACTCATATATGAATATAGTAAAAAGACTTATTGGAGAGCGCACATCTTGGGATGGTGCAATGCTTATTGGAATCTGCGGATCCGTCATATTGTTCGGTGGATTAGCAAAAATGATAGCCTGGGTAGGTCTAGGGTATGGAATTTGGACACTAGTTAAAAAAGAAGATTGATATGGCAGTAGAAGTAAGTCGTAGAGATGTTATCTCTAAAGAAATAGTTGAATTAGGATCTGAGGCAAAGTTCTTAAAACTTCCAATAGGGCCGTATTTAAACCTATTGAATGTCAAACCGTTGCCATCGCAAATAGCTATTATAAATGCGATTAACAACCCCAAATATCGTTTTGTCTCCGCCGCCGTCGCCCGTAGGCAAGGCAAAACTTACATTGCCAACATTATTGGACAGCTCGTGTCTTTAGTGCCTGGTTCTAACATCCTTATCATGTCCCCGAACTATTCTTTGTCTCAGATTTCTTTCGACCTACAAAGAAACCTAATCAAACATTTCGATCTAGAGGTAACCAAAGATAATGCAAAAGATAAAGTTATTGAAATCTCGAATGGATCTACAGTCCGTATGGGATCAGTTAATCAAGTGGATTCTTGTGTTGGGCGTTCTTACGATCTTATTATTTTTGACGAAGCTGCTCTCGCTGATGGAAAAGATGCCTTCAACGTGGCGCTCAGACCAACACTAGATAAAGAAAACTCTAAAGCACTCTTTATTTCCACGCCACGGGGTCGCAACAACTGGTTCTCTGAGTTCTTTTACAGAGGCTTTTCAGAGGATTTCCCCGAGTGGTGTAGTATACGAGCGACATATCGAGATAATCCTCGAATGTCAGAAACTGATATAGCAGAGGCGCGTAAGTCTATGTCAGAAGCGGAGTTTAAACAAGAGTACGAAGCTGACTTTAATACTTATGAAGGTCAGATATGGAAGTTTAACTTCGAGACGCAAGTAAAAGATTTGTCTCAGTTAGACACTAGTAAAATGGATGTCTTTGCGGGGTTGGACGTAGGTTTCAAAGACCCGACAGCAATGTGTGTAATTGCTTATGATTGGGAAAATGAAATGTATTACTTGGTAGACGAGTACTTAAACAATGAGCGTACAACAGACCAACACGCAGAAGAGATACAAAAACTTATTGACCGCTGGGACATTGACTACATCTATATCGACTCCGCAGCACAGCAGACTCGCTTTGACTTTGCACAGAACTACGATATTAGTACTATCAATGCTAAGAAGTCCATACTAGATGGAATTGGGCATGTATCAGGAATCATTGATAACGATAAACTTTATGTTGACCAAGAATGTAACCAATCGCTCGCATGTTTAGATGCCTATCAGTGGGACCCCAATCCTAATCTACTGAAGGAAAAGCCGAAGCACAACATGGCTTCGCACATGGCAGATGGTTTGAGGTACGGATTATATTCGTTCCAAACCGCACAGATATCCTTCTAGCGACACCTAATGAAAAATAGTTATTGACAAGTTACCCCAAAGTCGATATAATTCTTTAGATAAAAATTGAGGAACCAATGGAAAATGCCTAAGTTAAAACGCGATGTTGTAAAGTATGTACGAGACAAGGCAAAATCCAAGTATGAGAAAGGGAACGCTTGCGAGATCTGTGATGAGACAGAGCAGCTTGACTTTCACCACTTTTACAGTTTAACACCATTGTTAAATCAATGGTTAGTAAAGAACAAACACAATCCCGAGTATATACAAGCACTTCGGGATGACTTTATAGAAGAGCATCATGCTGAGCTATATGATTACACAGTAACACTATGTCATACTCATCATTTAAAACTTCACTCAATTTATGGTAAAGACCCTGGACTAGGTACCGCGAAAAAACAAATGCGCTGGGTAGAGATTCAAAGAGAAAAACATAATGGCATGGTATAATATTTTTAGTACAAAACCTGAAGAAGTTGAGGAGAAATTAAATCCTGCACAACTTCATTTAGGCAATGATATTAACTCCTCAAGGGAGCCAAGTTTTAGTTATGAAAAAGCATATGAAGACTTAGAAATCGTTAATCGCGGCGTAAATATGATCGTTGATGATGTAGCTGAGATTCATACTTTAGTATCTAGAGAGAACTCTTTCAAGGGACAGGTTCCCGGTATTAAAAGAGCTAAAGTAGAGACTCTTCTCAACAAATCTCCAAATCCTTACCAAGACATTAACAGTTTTAAGCGTAATCTAATAGCTGACCTTTTAATTGACGGTAATATCTTTATTTATTTTGATGGAGCACATCTTTATCATTTACCTGCTACTGACGTGCGCATACACTCTGATAGAGAAACTTATATTGAAAAGTTTACAATGCATGACATTACTTTTAGACCGAATGAAATCATTCATATTAAAGAAAACTCTTTTCATTCAATATATCGAGGTGTTCCCCGTCTAAAGCCTGCACTGCGTACTATGATTCTTATGAAGAACATGCGAGCTTTTCAGGATAACTTCTTTAAGAACGGAGCAGTACCGGGTTTAGTACTTAAATCCCCTAATACGCTTTCTGAGAAAATCAAAGAACGAATGATGGTTTCTTGGCAAGCTCGATACCGCCCAGATGCAGGTGGTCGACGACCTCTCATCTTAGATGGTGGAATTGAAGTCGATAAGATTTCAAATGTAAATTTTAAAGAATTAGATTTTCAATCTGCAATTTCAGAGAATGAAAAGATTATTTTGAAGGCGTTAGGAATCCCACCTATTATGATGGACTCTGGTAACAACGCTAACATTCGCCCAAATATGCGACTATATTATTTGGAGACTATACTTCCTATAGTTCGAAAAATTAATTATGGACTCGAAAGATTTTTTGGTTTTGAGTTAAGTGAGGACATTACCAATATTCCCGCTTTACAGCCAGAATTACGAGACTCATCTGCGTACTATACTTCACTAGTAAATGGAGGTATAATCACAGCCGCAGAAGCAAGAGAGCGATTAGGTTTCGAGCCTATTGACGGTACAGAAGAAATAAGAGTTCCTGCAAATATAGCAGGTTCAGCAGCAAACCCAGACGAGGGTGGACGCCCCGTCGAAGAATCGGAGGGATAATGGGAAGTTTAAGAAAAAGAGGCAAAGTCCTCGAAGCAGTAGCAATGGTAATGCTAGAAGAGGGTAAGGTACTTAGTAAGCGTGAATACGAACATATTGAAACACGCACACCTATTCGAGCAGGACTTATACTGAACTTTTTTGGAAGTTGGAGCCGTATGTTAAGTATTTTAGAAGGCTCTCTTCCAGATGTGTGGGCAGAAATTAAGAAGAAGGAAAATCCTCCTCCTAAGCCAAAACCTGCTCCACCTAAAGCACCTAAGCCAGCACCTAAGGCTGCGGTCAAGCCTGCTGTTAAACCAGCAGTAAAAAAGGATAAAGATGATGAATAAAATCTTTAATCTGACGTCTACTTTCAAGACTCATGAACAGGATGATGGTTCTGTCATGATTCGTGGGATGGCAAGCACGGCTGACTTTGATCGCGCGGGTGACTCCATTTCAGCAGAAGCATGGCAGAAAGGTGGACTAAAGAACTTTGAAAAAAATCCAATTATCTTGTTTAATCACGATTATGACAAGCCAATTGGCCGAGCCACGGGTTTAAAGTCTGGCCCTGACGGGTTGGAATTAGAATGTAAGATTAGCAAGTCAGCACCCGCTAATGTTGCAGAGCTAGTTAAAGACGGTGTTCTTGGGGCCTTTTCCGTAGGTTTCCGAGTCAAGGATGCTGATTATATTAAGGAAACCGACGGACTTATGATTAAGGACGCTGAACTGTTTGAGGTATCGGTAGTATCTGTACCATGCAATCAATCAGCTACTTTTTCGCTCGCGAAGTCTTTTGACTCAACTGAAGAGTACGAAGAATTCAAAAAAACTTTCACAAATCGTGTAGATCTAGCAGGTCAGTCTCTGGCTAAGGAAGAAGTTAAGACTTCGGGAATAGCTAGTGACAACACACCTCAAAGCGCGGACATTAATTCCGCAGATCAGGAGATCAAGATGGAAAATCAAAACATCGACTTGGAAGCTTTTGCAAAGAAGGTAGCTGAAGATACAGCTGCTAAGATTGCTATGAAGCAA